ATTCTTCTGAACTACTGCTTGTTGAATATTAACATTAACTAAATCTTCTATACTATCACTCAGATAAAATATACTAGAACCGTTAAAACCGTAAAATCCTTTATCAGATAACCACACAAGAATTGGTACACCTTGTAATACTATTTCTTGGATACTACGATTATCTACACACCCAATAGATCCTTCAATTGAATCATAACGAAAACTATCTTTAGTTTGTCCTAAAATTTGTCCCATTGATCGTCTATTGAATATAACTAAGCGACCTCTATAAACAAATAAAGCTGTCATAGGATCTTCTGGATTCCCATCAATAAAATTTGTAGATTGAACAATATCTGGGAATCCTGCTTCACTAAAATATATGGTAAAAGGTTCCCCACTAATTTTAGCAAACCAAAGACGATCTAAAAATAATTTAACTAGTCCAAAAGTAGGTGCAGTTCCATTATCTGTTGGGATAGGAGTAGTTCCACTTGCTGATGTATCAGAGAAAGTTGTAGTTGTATTATCGCTTAATTGGCCAACAAGTATATATACGCCATCATTATCATCACGATAAATTTTTCTATCAGTAACACCATAACCACCAATAGGAATTGCTGTTAAATCAACTTGTTCATTTGCTCCTGTCACTGTAACTAAATTACTCGCAGCAGATCCATTCGACTCTTCAAATTCGTAATATAAATAGGTTATCTTGTAAGTATGCCCACCAGCAGGAACACTACTAGCAGCTCCTAAAGCAGCAGTAGGGGCTGAACTAGGTACTGTCGCTCCCATATCCTTTGTTTGAGGCACAGAATATCCAACACCACCATAACTAGCAGTCTTATCATAAACTTGGTTGGTATTAACACTGTTACCAAAATAAACTCTATCTTGGGTAGTAGCAAATTCAAAATTAGCAGCAGCAGAAAAACCTGAAGTTACAGAAGTAGATGCAGCAAGACCTGCAGTAAATCTTAGATCTCCTGCATTGACTGTTAATAGATGTCTAGTTCCGTCTGCAAATATAGCTTCAAACTGATCTTTATTGGCATCAGTAAGAGTATAGAATTGAGTACCACCTTTCATTTTACGGATAGTACCATCTGTTTCAGTATCTATATTCTTTGTGCCTTCTGTAAAGGCATTTTGATCAACTAAACGATTATCGTCTGGGGCATATTTAGTTCGTAAATCATCCCATTCACCTGTAGGGAGTTGTAAACTAATTTTCTTCATATTTTAATCTCCCCATCGACTAGCATCATCTCTATTTTGGCTTAACCATACATCTAATTTAATAGTATCAACTACTGCTTTATTTTGTTGTTTAGCAGTATCATCTGATGTTACAAAAAGTTCTGAAAAAAGTTTATCTATGGCACGAGTAACAGTATCATCAGTTAAAGTTATACCGTCTGCTTTTTGTATCTCTGTACCGTCAGCATTATAACGAGCTTTATTATAGCCCGTCATTCTATTATAGCCTAACATTTAAAACTCCTTAACTAGTTTTGGCTTGAGCTAAATCTGCAATTTCAACGTGTGTATGAGAAGAATCATTAGGAAAAAAGGATATATGAGTACAAGTATCAGCTCCAGTTGTTAATTCAGAACCTTTAACACAGATTAAATTAGTTCCGTCTTCATATGACGCATTAGTATTCACATTTAAACCTGTAATACTAGCATCATGTTTATCACATTTAAAATCTGCAGTATGTGCACCTATATTAATATTTCTAGGTCGTATCATTTTATACCTCCGCTTCCCAATCAAATTGAAAACTAGATAGTTTAGTTCCTGCTATAGCTTTAGTAGCTCTAGCATTAAATCCTTCAATTGTAGAATTAAGAACATCTTCTGTATAAGAAGCTTGTTGATCAACATCAGCTCCTTCTTCTGCTACTTTATTAATTGTTAAAGTAATTGTTGGAGTATTACTTTTTGTTACTTTATAGTGAACTGGTACGACTAATCTATAATTAGTTCCATCATCCCGTCCAACAGCATCAAAAATAACAGTATCTCGTTTTTCAAAATGTCTTTGGGCTCTAGCTAAATCCATTTCAATTGGAGTAGGTATAAAATTAATTGGTACATCTCCTAAGACACAAGTAACTGAATCGACGTAAATTACACCTGTTCCAGTTACAGGAACATCTGATACAAGTCCTACTCTTACAAAAAGTATAGTAGCAGTATTCGAGATAAATTTAGTGATTGTTAATGTTTCAAATGCACCACCTCCACTATGATCGGAGCTATCCGTACCTGTTATTCCATCCGTAAGTTGTAGTTTAACACCAGATAATGATGTTTTGATTCGAGCGGTCATTGTAACTGTTCTATTCTTATACTTTTCAAAGTCTTCTATTCTTTGTTGCATAAAAAAAACGCTTCCAGTACCTGTAGCGGTAATATCAATTTTTAAAGATTGTGTACCTCTATCAATATTAGCTGCACCTGTTTCTTGACTAATATCAACAGTTGGTAAAACACTTCCAGATTTCCCGACTTCCCAACGATCTGCTGTAAGATCCCCATTGGCAGGATTTGTAAAAGAAGTTGCTTTTTGCCAAATTTCCATACTTGGATTCACTATAACATTTATAATATTATTACTTAAAGAACTTGTAGATACAGGAGTAGTTTTCCAATCTGATTCTCCGCTAAGATTTTTTAACTGAGTAGCGATATGATTAAGTCGAATATTTAAATCAGCAGCACTAGCTACAGGAGTTACTGCATCATCTAAATCAGATTGAATAGCAACAAGTTCAGTACTAAGTCCAGCTAACGTATCAGCAGGGGCAGTTTTCCAATCTGCTGCTCCACTCAAATTTTTTAATTGAGTAACAAGATGATCAAGCCGTTGTTTATTATCAACAGCAGTAGCAGCAGGAGCTACTGAATCATCTAGATCACCTGTGAAGCCATCTCTTAAATCATCCGTAGTAGCCTTAATTTCATCTTTAAGCACATTATGATGGGCAGCAGGAATATCATGAAATACAGTAGCATTAACAGCATGAGAAGCACCTGTAGTACCGTCAAATCCACGAGTACAACCTGTAAAGGAAGTACCTGTCGTACCTGTATAATGAATGGCTTCTAAATCAATTGTGATGATACCAACTGTAGGAAAATTAGAAGCATCTGATACATTAACTGTAACAGCACCAGCAGAGAGAGGGTTATCAGTTAGAACCGTAGATAAGTTATTTACGCCAACATAAAGATTGGCATCAGTATTTTGACTAGAAGGATAATTGGCCATTTAAAAGCTCCTTAGCTAAGTGTTACATTCCAAGTGAAGACAATTGTATCTCCAGCAAGTTTATTTTGTACAGCAAAAGTTTGTCGAGCTAACATTGTGCCACCTGAAGAAGCAGAAAATATACCAGCTTCAGTAATAGCACCTGTACTCACACCTGGACCAAATGTAGCTTGATTAGTCCAAATATTTGTACTTGAGCTGATAGTACCAGCAACACGAGTACCTATTTCTGTTTCTAAAGCAGTATCACCTGCAACAGCTCCAGTTGTACCTGTGCCTAATGCAATAAAGTTCATGTAGGGATTAGCTTGACTTGTAGCAGCTAACCATGCAGCAGTAAAATTTTTACCCACGGTCACTACTACGTTATGTTTATCTACTTCTGACTTTAAGTTGCCATCTTTGCCAAACAACTTTAAGTTAATGTGACCTTTGAGGTTGTTTTGTTCGTTTATTAACATAGTATCTCCTTAAAAGATAGAGGAACCGAATGGGTGACTATCACCGAAACGTTGTGCACTGATAATATCAACTTTATAACGTTGATCACCGCTTCGACGTTTAATCCATCGTCTTCCTTCTCCAATATATTCTGCATAAATTTGTCTTTGAGCTGCAGCAAGTGCAGTTTCTTTAGCTTTAGTCCATGCTTTCCATAAGATATAAGCAGTGAGTGCTTCGGCTAATGATTCATCAAGTTCTATGCTTTGACCAAGTGTAAGTACTGGAATAGGTTTAGCTTTATACCATAGAAATAAATCTCCATCATTTGAATTTCTAGGAGAAGGATATAAATAAATTCGTTTTTCCCAAATAAAATAAACTTCAGGAGTGGCTTGTAATTCTGCAATAGTTTCACTAGCCATAAAGTTAGGTCGTTCTTGAGCCATTTTTTCTAAGCTACTTGGATCTAATCTTTTCCAAGCATCGTTATCTGTAGGATCTTCTTTTGTATTATAAAATACTGCTTTAGCACTAGTCCAATTCTGTGGAAGTTGATAATCCATTGTACCAATAGTGGTAGTTAAAGAAGCTGTATCTTCAAGACTACGAGTACGATTAATATAATCTATTTGTCCTCGATTTAAATGTCTTAAAAGTTCAGCATCTGACCAAAAAGCTGCAGTAGTTTCTAGGAGTTCTCTACGGACATCTTGTATAATCTCACTTGCCAACATATTTAATCTCCTTATGTGGACATTGAGATCTAAATCGTAATGCCCAATTACAATTCATACATAAAACTCGAAATCCATATGGGTAATTATTATTTCTTAACCATCTATAAATATTAAATCCAATCTGTTTTCTATGCTTAGCTCCATCTTTATTAATATGATCTATCGTTAAAAAATCTAATGTTGTTTCTTGGCAACATTGACAACTAGAACCACCATATTTTTTGAAAACTTTTAGTTTTAATTTTAAAGAATGTCTTTTACCGGCTTGTCTATGTTGTTTTCGGCATAAAATACAGTATTTATAATTATCTATTTTTGAAGAACCACACTGCTTACATAATTTAGCTTGTTCTCTTTTAAATCGTTGTAGTGCAATATATTTATTATGTGCAAGCATTTTTTCTCCTCATTTAAAATGTGACGATTCTAGAAAGAGCATCACCTCTACAAGTTACAACTGTTGCTCCTGTTTTATAATTATCTTCAAAATCAGTTTTATCTGAACCTTCAATAATAGTTTCTAACTGATGATTGACAGTTCCAGCCCAAACACAATAACTAGTACTTCCTTGAGCCTGATAATACATAGTCCAAGAATTAGTATCTGATAAACTTTTAAATCTTGCCCAATCTATTGAAATAATCATGCTTCAAATCCTTGCCAGCGACCAAACATTTCACGAGCACTCGCGGTATATCCTCTTTGGCGTAAAACTATTCGTCTAGTACCATCACCTATAAAATCTTGTTGAATTGATTCATCACTATTGCTTCCGTTACTAAAAATAGTTCCGATCCTATTCAATACTGATAAATCTCCATTTGGATCTTCAAATAATTCTGTAGCAGAACCACCTGTAACTGATTCAGATCCTGCTTGAAAGATTTGTATAGTTAGAGTAGTACTATTTGTAATTGTATAGATTGTATCTGTTCCAGAAGTAGTTGCAACATCTTCAAAATTTTCTTCTATAACCTGTGTAGCAGTTGGAGGGGTAGAAACACTAACATTGACAACATTAATACTGCCATCACCATTAACAATCATATCTACGCCAGTAGTAGGATCTTCAATAATT